CAGCGCAGATCATGCGCATCCTGCCCCGGTTGGGCGTACTGGCGTCGTGCAGTCAGCTTCGTCACAAGGCGGGGTCTGGTTTCTCCCGTGTCGACACGTTCGAGTGGGTGATCCACATCGGCGTTCAATGGGCGGCGGTGTTCAAGGGCGCATGCACGAAGCTGAAGACACGCGAGGTTCTTGCCAAGAAGCAGAGCCGGAAGATCGTCGACGGCTTCGTGTGCACTCCGATACGAGACATTGAAGTTGAGTACATGGAGACGGATGTATACAACTTCGAGGTAGAGGAAGATGAGAGCTACCTCGTCGAGGGCTTAGCGGTTCACAACTGTCGCATCAAGTACGACGTCTGCAGTCAGTGTGGGAACCGTGCACCTACGCGGGCCGACTACTGCGACCACGCCAAGTACGCGATGAACCAGCTCCAGCCTGACGGCACGAAGAACTACGTCCACAACCCGTCGCCGGACTTCTTCGACATCAGCCGCGTGTTCCGTCCCGCGGACCGCACCGGCTACACGCTCAAGAAGGTGGCCGAGGCGATGCCGGAGATCCGTCTGTCGGCCGACCTCGCGTACGAGGCCGACCTCATGGCCGCCAAGGCCGCTGCCGCGCTGAAGCTGTCAGACATCGACAAGGTGATCCGAGGCGAGCCGGTGGCGTCGAGCACGCTGTCGCCGGACGAGAAGTCCCTCGTCGTCAAGTTCAGGGACCACACCGGCAACAAGCTGGCCTCTGCTGACCTGGCCATCGGGAACTACGTGGTCTACCCGCTCGGCGAAGTGCTCACGGCAGCTGCGCTGAACGGCGTGGTGCTGAAGGACGCGGAGTTCATCCCGCTGGCCGCCAGCAAGTTGGCTGGTCGGCACGTCGCGCTCAGCAACGACACCATCGCCAAGACGGCGGCGGCCGGACGTCGCGCACTCGAGATGTTCGCCGATCAGCCTGAGCTGCTCGACGAGGTCCTCGACTGCGGCGTCCTCGAGTCCGAGAAGGTCTCGGCCGACCTGTCGGCGATGCTCAACGACGTTCGCGTCAAGCGCGCGTACACGGGTGAGATGCTCTACAGGCGCCTAGTTCCCGAGGGGATAGGCCTTCGGCCAGACGGAGCCGCCACCACCGACATGCTCAACGCTGGTCCATATCAGACCACGCGCGGTGCCGCCATCGACGCGCAGGACGCCGTCAACAGAGCACACCTTGGGAAGGTGCTGGGCGGCTCTGCGCTGCTGCTCGGCGGATACAAGGCGCTCACTGGCTTTCCCGCGCTGCGCAGGTTCAAGCTGCCGATCGCTGCGGGCATGGGCTACGCCGGATACAAGGCGCTCTCCCCGAGGCCCGGTGGGACCATCCAGACCGACGAGGGACTTCGCATTCCAGACATCACCGAGATGGAGACGAAGAACGCGTCCATCGAGGCGATCGTGAGTCTCGTGGAGAACGCAAGCGATCCAAGAACTCGCCACAGGCTCGCCAAGGTTGCAGCAGCTGCCGACATGGAAGCGGCAGCAGCTGCGCTGGGCGATGCGATACTGGCCTAACATTGTGTTTGTACTCGCGCCCACCTATCATTTTCACGAACCGGAGCCGGTAACAAATGAAGCTCACTGAAGCCCTCACCAAGATCAGCGGCTCGACGAAAACCGCCGCTGTCGCTGTTGAGCCGAAGACGGCCGCGTCGGCCCCGGCTGCCCCTGCTAGCGATGCTGCCGAGCGTCTCAAGCAGGCCCTCAAGGAGGCGACTGCTCCTGCGGAGGGCGCCAAGACGGCCGCGGCCAAGTCGCCCGTCGAGGACCTGACCAAGATCGCCACAGACCTGTCCAAGGCGGAGCACGACGCTCTCGTCAAGGAGGCGCAGCTCTACGGTGCGGCGGTGTGCGATGGCTTCATGGCGCGCGCTGCGCAGTACCAAGAGGCCTCGGCCAAGGTCGCTGCGGCCCAGCCTGCCGCCACGCAGAAGACCGCTGCCGTTGCCGACGGCTCGTTCGACAAGTTCGCTGCCGAGAATCCGGACCTCGTCAAGGAGGCCATGCTGGTTGGCTACAACGCCACCAACATGCAGCTCGAGAAGCTCGCCCAGGACGCCTACGTCAAGGGCTACAACGACACGCTGAAGCAGGCGTACGACGCGGCGTGCACCGCCTTCGTTGCCGGCTTCAAGGGCGCCATGGACCTCATGGAGACCAGCAAGTAGTAACATGTCGGCTGCGTCTGACGTGCTCACTCGCTTGAAGATGGCCGCCCTGGAGAAGGTCTCCATGGAGCCGGCCCTCGTCAATAGCCTGCTCGCTGGTGGCGCTGGTGCGCTGGCTGGTGGCGGCATCGGGGCGGGTCTCATGCATCACCACGACGAGGGGCTCCGTGACCGCGCGCGCAACGTCGCGTTCGGTGCCGGCATGGCCACTGGTCTGGCGGGGCCGCAGATCGTCGACGCTCTCCACGCAGCCATCCATCCCTCGCCGTACGGAGGCCAGCCGTGAGCCGCGATCGTGGTCACCTGTCGCTAGTCGTCGACGAGGCTCTGTCGCAGGCGCGCGCCGCTCGCGAACGGCGCCTCCACGAGGCACACGCCATCAAGGTCGCGGAGGAGGCTCCTCGGACCGACCTGGGCATGGCGCTCAAGGCGATCGCCGAGGAAGTTCGTACAGCCTCGTTTGACGTCTCCTACAATGACATTGTCATTGATTCCATGGAGAAGTCGTGAAGATGTCTGAGATGTTCCGCTCGCTCGCCGACGGGCTCCGCAAGGAGGCCCAGCGTAGCGTCGAGGTTCGTCGCGACAAGGCTGCCGCGGTTCTGGTCGCGGCCAACGGACTGGGCGTGCTCAGCCGCAAGCTGGGGAGGATCTGATGAACCTCACCAAGCTAGCCAACGTGCTCGACGCCATGGCCGACTACGTCGAAGAGAACGAGCGCAAGCAGGCGTCTGCTCAGACGGCGGCCCGCAAGGCGCGTCTCGACAAGCTCGCCACGGCGCATCTCCAGGCCCACGGCGAAGAGATGTCTGACGCCGTCCGCAACAAGCTCTCCAGTACCGACGAGTCCACCCTGGACGTCGTCGAAGACCTACTCTCCAAGCAGGCGGGGGCTGTTACCCCGCTTGGCTCTGGCTCTGACCTTGACGCCGATCCTGAACCCAAGACCACCAAGGAAGCTGCTGACGTGGCGTCACAGAGGTTTCTCGAATGGATCAACTCGTAGTCCCCTCCCGGAGGAAATGAACAATGATTCTCGCAAGCCTGTTTGACATCCTGCGCGGATACCCCCGTGAGGGCGCTATCGATGAGGTCTTCCCGGTTAACCAGACCTCGCCGCCCGCGTACGACTCGCTGCCCTCGGGCACGGTCATCACGGTTAACTCGAGCGGCAACGCCGTTGCAGCCACGACCCCCAACCTGTCCTCGGCCAACTACGTGCCGACGTGGGTTGTGATCGAAGGCAACGACGACTTCTCGGGCACGTTCCTCGAGGAGGTCACCTGCCTCCGTGCCAACGCCGAGCTTAAGCTCGACCCCTCGAACCTCAACTCGGGTTCGTTCACGGTCGGCACGCTCGTGACGTTCAGCAGCGGCAAGTGGTCTCCAGCAACCACCAACAACCAGATCATTGGTGAAGTTCTTTCGAACAACCAGTCCGTGGATGGGACGATCGTCGTCCTCTACACGGGTGGCGTCACCGCCTCGAAGTAATCCGAGACCAAGGAGCTGACCAGTCATGACCGCAGCATATAAGACCCAGACTCAGCAGGTCTCGGCGCAGTTCATCAACTCGAACTTCGTCCGCAAGATCAGCGACGGCCGCACCAAAGAGGCCGAGGCCGAAGGCACCGCCTTCATTCGCCAGAAGCTCCGTCAGGAGTCCTTCGCGCGCGAGATCATTGAGCCAGTCATGCTGGCTGACGATGAGATCGATCGTGACGAGAACACCGACCAGCCCAAGAAGATCGTCGAGAAGGAGCCTAACTCCGTCGCGACCTTCGTGCCGTTCAGCGGCTCGGCTACCCGGACTTGGTTCCGCGGCGGTCGCTTTGCGGTCTACTTCGGTAAGACCGAGAGCCAGCGCTTCAGCAAGAACAAGTTCGAGCTGATGACGTATCAGAACGACATCCGCAAGATCCTGAGTGACAACTCGGTCAAGGACATGGCCGACCAGGAAGACACCAAGTTCACCGACACGGTGAATGCGATCATCGCTGCCAACAGCGCGCAGCTGACGGTCGCGAGCGCGTTCACCTCGAGCGCGTTCAAGCTCGGCTTCCAGGCGGTCGTCAATCGGCTTCAGCCGATCGGCAAGATCCTGATGACCAAGAGCCTGTACTACGAGGCCCTCGACCTGCCGGCGACCAGCGTCGGTAACGACGTGGCGTCTCGGCACTACGACCTTGGCATCGAAGCCGAAGAGAAGCTCTGGGGCATTCCGGTCGTCTCGACCATCAAGCGTAGCATTGTCGATGACACTGTCGGTGAGACCCGTCGGTCAGCCTACGTGTTCTCGCCCCAGAACTATCTTGGCGTGTTCTTCCTCCTGCAAGATGCTACGTTATACATTGAGCAACGGGCCGATATCCTTACGTTTTGGTCGTATGCCGCGCCCGGCATCGGCATCGGCAACACGCTGTCGATGCAGCGTATTGACTTCCCCTGGGCTTAACTAACTAACGGCTAGCGTGGCCAACCCACCCTCTCGAAAGAGGGTGGGTTTTTTTGTTGCCTCACAATACTTCTTGTGCTTACACTATCGTGCCGCGGTTAACCGAACAAGAAATCAAGGACTTAAATCTTGCGGATCTTTTAACGGAAGCCAGGAGCAGGCTTCACTGGCTGTGTCGCTGTGATGCAACTGATTGCGGTGCTGTGTTCAGTCGCAGCGCAACGTCTCTGTCGGCAGGGAAGAAAGCCGGCAGAGCCGTTTTGTGTGACGCGCACAACGATAAGGCACGACAAGACGCACGGAACAGAACCATGCGTGACAAGTACGGTACGGCCGGCATCGTAAACACCCCAGAGATAAACGCCAAGAGGGTGAGAACCAATACCGTACGACACGGCGGGGTTGGGACGGGGTCTGCTAAGACGCGAGCCAAGATTGAAAGAACAATGCTGGAGCGTCATGGAGTTCCGTGTTCCCTGTCTTCCCCTGCGATTCAGGAGAAGAGGCAGAAGACCAACCAAGATCGTTTTGGTGTGCCCCACCCGTTGATGAACGCGGATGTGCGGAACAAGGCGGTAGCTACGTGGATCGATAAGTACGGGGTTGATAATCCAGCCAAGAGTGAGACCGTGAAGGAGAAGATTGTGTCGACCTGGCGCGATACATATGGTGTAACACACCCTATGAAGCATGCGTCCGTGCAAGGACGAGCACGAGAAACCAACATTGAAAAGTATGGCGTCCCCTACTCAATGCTAAATCAGGACGTTCAAAAACGAATCAAGGAAACCAACATAGAACGATACGGTGCCGTCAATCCACTCATGAACAAGGGAGTTCACAGGAAGGCACTGCAAACGAAGCTCGATAAATACGGAACCGTGCAGCCACACGTGTGGGGTCGTGCAGAGGGGGAGGTCGCGGCTGCCATCGCTGCCATGGGCGTCGCCGTAGACAGACAGTACGTATTGGCTAACAACAAAATCGTGGACATTGTATGCAAGGCCGAAGGCATAGGGATAGAGTATTGCGGTTTGTTCTGGCACAACGAAGCCAGTAAGACGCCGCGGACGCGCAATTACCATCGGGACAAGATGCGGGCCGCTTCTACTGAAGGAATTCGTCTAATTACGATTTTTGAAGATGAGTGGCTCACTAAAAACAAGCAAGTGATGAATGCGCTCAAGAGCGCGTTCAACAGGTCGAAGACACGCTTAGGTGCTAGGAAATGCGCGGAACGCGCCATCACGCACGACGAGGCAAACGCCTTTCTAGGCGAACACCACATACAAGGCGGTGCTACAGGCGTCCTCCATGCGCGGGGGCTTTGGCATGAGAAGACTTTAGTAGGCGCGATGACGTTTAGTCGACATCACCGTCAGGGGTATTCTAATTGTGTCGTACTCAGCCGCATGTGTTTTGCGCATGACGTTAACGTAGCCGGCGGCGCGAGCAGGATGTTCAAGGCCGGCTGTGCTTGGAGCAAGGCTCAAGGTTTCGAGCGCATTGTGTCATGGTCTGATAATCGATGGTTTACCGGTAGTGTGTACGGCGCAATGGGCATGTCGCTGGCCGCAGAGCTACCGCCTAGTTACGCATACGTAACCGTGAGAAACCCAAAAGAACGGCTGTCCAAGCAGTCACAGAAGAAGTCCTCTGTAAGTTGTCCTGACGGGATGACCGAGAAGCAATGGGCAACAGCCAGGGGGTTGGCCCG